TCTCAGCCATGATGGTCTCCGATGAGGGGGTGTCGTGGTGAGGACGACGACGGCGCGGGTCCTGGCCGGGCTGGCCGTCGTCGTCCGGCTTTGATGCTTGGGGAGGGCGGCGGCCCAGTCGCCATGCAGCCGCCATGACCCAAGCGGCTCGTCCCACTGGTCCCAGCTTGACCTATTTCGGTTTTAAGAGTGGGACCGGGATTCATATTTGAAATTAGGTGGTTAAGCTGTCTTGACCCACCTGACCCACCGTGACCCCGTGCCCTATAACCTATATAGGAAAATATATATTCCGGTACCACCCACCCCTTCTCGCATATAGGTTTCAGACCTAGTGGGACAGGTGGGACAGTGGGACAGACGACCAGAATACGCTGGAAGAATTGCGCTTTTTGCTGTCCCACTGTTAGTCGAAAATCGGCGCAGGTGGGACGGTGGGACCGTGCAGGGATGCTGCCGAACTTGATGATGCCGACCATCATGACGATGTCTCCGGCCCATCAGGTCGGCGATATCGCCACTCACGCGCAATGCCACCTTTTGCCGATCCGGTGGTCTTGTAACGCTCCCACTTCCGCGCCTTGAGAAAGCTACCGACGCGCATCTGGTCACCCTTGGTCCACTTCGCGGGTTCGATGCCAAGTGCGCTTTCCAGTACCTCGCCGACCGACACGTCGGTGAGCGGCTGCGCCCGTGGCACAAAGCGCTCCTGCCAGTCCTCGTATCGGCTGTTACCAACATTCACGGACCGCCGCTCGAAGGCGAGCCAGCGCTCGATCCGCGCGTCCCAGGCATCGCCCTGATAGCGCGCCTCTTGCGCCGCAGCGGCCTCGGCGACGAGCGCACGATCCTCGAGCCACCATTGTGCCCCAGCGCGGTAGCGTGCGACGGCCTCGGCCCACAGCTGATCGCGATCCCGGCGCAGGCCGTCGAGGTCGATATCGCCGCAGCGCAGGGGCCAGAAGCGCCGGTTGCCGGTCTCGTCGCGCAGATACGTGTCAGGGTTCACCGTGCCGGCGAACACAGACTGGCGAGGCACGGTGACGACGTAACGCTCATAGGGTGGCCGGTAGCGGTCGGTGGTGCGGCTGAGGAACGCCTTGATGCGTGAGACATCCGCCTGGCCGATGGCGTCCAGCTCCGCCATCTCGATGATCCACACACCGCGCATCTGCTGCGCCGCATCCTTGGAGCCGAGTTCGGCCAGTTCGTCGGTGAACCAGGGTTCCGAGGCGAGCACCTTCAGCGCCGTGGATTTACGGATGCCCTGCGCGCCCTCCAGGATCAGCATGTGGTCGGCCTTGCAGCCGGGCTGCATGATCCGAGCGACAGCGGAAATCAGCCATAGCGACGGCATCGCCTGATGCAGTGGCGAGTCCGCGGCCCCGAGATAGGTGATTGCCCAGTGGTCCAGGCGCGCCGTGCCGTCCCAGACCAGGCCGTTGAGGTAGTCGCGCACCGGGTGGACCCGGACATTGCGCGCAACCGCGACGACGCTGCGGCTGACCACGACGGGTGGGACATTGATTTCGTGCCGCTGTAGCCATTCGGCACAGCGCACGTCATCGGCGTCGCCCCAGGGCCGCGGATGGGCGGCCTCCGGCGCATCCCATGGCAAGCCGCGTCCGACGACGATCTCCTGGCTGAATTCGTCGAACATCAGCGCGTTGGCGAAGGCCGCGTCGAACGTGAGGGCGGTGATGACGTTGGCTTCATTGCGCTCCGGCGCGCCACTGGCGTCGAAGCGCAGCATCGGTGTCCAAGGAGGACGCACGGGCGCGCGGCGCACGTCGCCGGTGGCGTTCAGCCGGCGGCGAAGTTCGACCAGCTGCTTTTCCAGAATTGAGACGGCGATGCCGGTCGCGGTTTTCACCGCGGCAAGCACCTGACGTTCCGGCAGCGGGTCGAGACGGGCGATGGCGATCCGGCCCAGCAGGTCGGCGAGCGGCTCAACATCGGGTGGCCTGGTGAGCGAGGCGGCAGCAGACAATAAGCTCGGAAGGTCGTTGGCAGCGGCGGGAGGCGGTGGTGATTCGACCTCTGCTGGCTGCTCGTAATCCAACGCCGCCGCGCCGCGTTGCAGGTCGTCGTTGAAGTCATCGCCATGTAGCGGCGCGACGATGCGCGACGGGATGTCTGCCAGGTTCAGCCGATCAGCCAGCGATGCTGCAGCCTGCATGCCGGCCAGTCCCGCATCGGCGAAGATGCTGACATGGGTCGTGCCCGCCGGCCACTGCCAGCGGCGCAAGCCGTCGGCGGACAAAGCGGCCATGGTCGGCACGCCGAAGATTGCCTGGGCGGAGAGCGCGGTCTCGATGCCCTCGGCCACACCGATCCGTCCGTCGTCCGGCATCGGCGCCAGGTGGACGGCGCCACCGGCGATGGGCCCGAGCATCTTCTTGCCAGGCGGGGCTTTGCCGCTGCCGTCGTCCAGCAGGAACGTACGATGGATGCCGCCAGTCGGCGTACCTGTCCCGTCCCGCGCCACCGCCACCATCCCCGGCCAGCCACGCCGCGTCTCGAAGTCGGCAAGGTCCGGGTGGAACAGTAGATCGGCCGTGTCCGGCACGCTGAGACCGCGACCGCACAGATACGTCTCCGCCACTGTGCCAGCGACCGGCTGACAGCCGTCGAGGATGCGGGCGATTTCGTGCGTATGGTCGGGCCGTGGTTCCGGTTGGCGCGGCGATGGGGCCGGCCGATCCATGCCCGCCAGGCGCGCCGCCTCATCGAACAGCCGCGACTCCGCCATGCCGGTCGCGTGGGCGATCATGTCGATCGGCCCGGCGCTCTCACCGGTGGCATGGTCAAACCCCCAGCCGGCGAACCGTCCTTCCAGATGGATGACGCAGGATCCCTCGCCCCGCGGCGGGCGGCCAGACAGGTCGGCGCAGCGCATCGTCTTGCGGTCGCGCGCCATGCGGGCGCTGGGGAACAGCCCTGGCACCCAGCCACGGGCATTGTCCGCCAGCCGCCGGCGCACTTCCGCCAGGTCATGCCGTGTCGGTGGTGCGCTGACATCGTTGAGATCGATCATGGTGCCGCTCATGCCAGGATCACCAACCCCTGCTCAGCGCGGGTGATGACGGTGTAAAGCCAGCGGCGGCGGTCGAGCTCGCTGCGCCCGAGCCCGTCATCCCACACCACGACATTCTCCCACTGCGAGCCCTGGCTCTTATGCCCGGTGATGGCCCAGCCGAACGTCGCCTCGGTCAGGCCGCGCTTGATCTTCCAGTCGCGGTCGTGCCGGTTCTGGTCAAAGGCGACGTGATCCTCGAAGTCGCCCTTGTAGATGCGCAACCGGCCCTGGCCGCCGTTTGACAGCGGTGGGCCGATGCGGTTGCCGTCCTCGTCGGTGACCCGGGCGGAGAAGAAGTGGCTGCTCTCGTCGACGATGTCCTCCAGGGTAAGGAACATGCCGTTGATCAGGCCAAGGTCGTTCTGGTTCTTCAGGCAGATGATTTTTTCGCCTGCACCCGTGGGCAGGGCACTGCCGCCGAACCCCGAGGCACGACGCATGGCGTTGTTCAGCTGCCGCCTTGTGACGTTCATGCCGCAGATGACCTGGCCGCCGCGCAGAGCCTGTTCGGGCGTCACGTCGAGCTTGCGCATCTTCCAGACATGCGCGTCGTAGCGCCCAAAGCCGATCGGCTCACCCTGCCGCGCCATGGTGGCCAGCCGGATGATGGCGCTCTCCGCCGCCTGGCGGTGGATCTCGGTGAGCATGATGTCCGGCGCGTCCTTGGTGAACGCCCCCTCGCCCTGGATGGGCGGCAACTGCCCAGGGTCACCCAGAACCAGGATGGGCTTGCCGAAGCTCATCAAGTCACGCGCCATGTCGGCGCCGACCATGGACACCTCGTCGAGCACAATCAGCCTAGCATGCGCGGCGTCGCTCTTCGGGTTGAGGGCGAAGCGGGGCCGCTTCATGTCCGCCACCGCCTGGCGCATGCTCTCGATCGCAGCCTCTGCCGTCGTCCGTTCGAAGCCGGACAGCGTCCGCGCCCTGGCGTAGGCCTCCTGGATTTTCTTCTCCGCCGCCTCGACCTCTTCCTCGGTCGCCTCGATGACGCTGTAGATCAGGCTGTGGATGGTGCGTGCCGGGATCCCCTTGCGTCGGAGCACCAAGGCCGCCTTGCCGGTGAACGTGGCGGTGACCACGCCGGGCACGCAGCTGTCATCACCATCACGCCTTTCTTGGTGTTCGAGGCCCAGCTCCTCCAGCGCGAAGCGGAGCACGGTGGATTTGCCCGTGCCGGCGTAACCGAACAGGCGGAATACTTGCTGCTGGGGAGCGGTGTTGGCGAACCACTCCTTGATCGCGGCAATGGCGCGATGCTGCGCATCGGAGGGAGTGATGTCGCTCACCGCGACGCCTCCCAACAGCGCGAGGCATAGGGACAGAAACGGCAGAGATAGAAATCCCGCGCGGTGGCGATACGCGGAGGCAGTTCGCCGGCCTCGGTGGCGCGGAGAATCTCGACGGCGCGGTCGGACAGGCGCTGGGCTTCTGCCGGGTCAAACGGCACCACCTCGTGATACAGCGCTAAGGTGTCGCGGTTCAGTGCGGTGAGCAGCGCCACCTCAAGTTCGAGGTAGGCCATGTAGAGCTGCACCTGGGCGAAGTAGATCGGCTTGGACAGCCGCAGGCCCCGTTTGACCAGGTCGGTCCAGGATTTCTGGCCGAGGGCCTTGTGTTCAAACAGGGCGGGCCAGCGGATGCCAACGTCAGGCCCGCCGACGATGATGCCGTCGGCATGGCCACGCAGCCTGCCGCCGGCGGCAACAAAGCCGATTTGCTCACCATCGGCGCCGCGATCGCGCAGATCGAATCCGGCCTCGCGCAGCCAGCGGATGGAGAGGGCCTCGAACTGGTGGCCGGCATCGAAGATGCGCAGAATACTGCCGTCGAAGTCGCGATCGGCATCCTTCGGCGCGTGGGTGATCTCGTACACCAGCTTGCGCGCGCAGGCCTCGCCGATGCGGCTGCCGCCGAGATAGTCGCGCGGGCGTTGTCTTCGGCTGCGCGCAACCAGTGCGGCGTCCACCAGCGCGTTGATGCGTATGGCGGGATTGGCACCAGCCGGAGCGGCGCGGCCGTAGACCAACCCGGAGCCATGATTGAGATCGAGTGGCACGAGCGCTCCAACTAAAAAGGAATCTCGTCGTTCATCGGGTCGCGCTCGGCGGCCTGGCGGCGCATGGAGGCCTGGAAGCCGACCACGCAGGCCGCGATGATGTGATCGATGTCCGCGGCGCTGCGGTCATGGAACGGCCCCATCAGGTTGAGTAGGACGAGCGCTTCGGCGAAGGTGCGGCGTGCGTCCTTGATCGCCTGCGCTTCCATGGATGTCGGTCTGATCATGCCGCCACTCCGGCGTGCGAGTGCGCTGCCTGCCTCGCAGCAGGCCATCGAGCAAAAGCGGTAAGTGGGGAATGCGTCCCAGCGCAGTTCGTGCGTGTAGCCGAAGCCCATGGCCTCCCGACTGCACAGGGCGCAGACGAGGCGAAGGATCTGGTCTTCAGGTGTGCAGCCAGGAGCCGGCGCGCGCGGGGGAGGCGCCGTCCGCTTGGTGTGCGGGCGGCTCCAGTTGCGATGGGCCATGACGTCATCACGTGTTCAGCCAGTCCGGACCACCCGCGGGCGCCGGAGCTTGCGTGGGGGTCGTGGGTGCCGGCGACGTTGTTGCCGGACGATCCCAAGGTCGGGCTGGTGTCGCGGGCGTGGCGGGCGGCGCGACTGTCGCCCCAGCGGCCCAAGCCGGCGGGGTGCCGCTGGTGGCTGTGGCTGCCCGCGACGTGCGTTGGCTCGGTTGCGGCGGCACGGCCTCGCCGGCCATGATGCGCGCGTATTCCGGTTCACCGGGCAGGATGACGCGATCGAGGCGGTTGCTGTCCGCGTATCGCGCATCGCTGTTTGGTTCGACCCGCAGCTTGGCCGCGAAGGTAATGCCGTGCAGATCGGCCAGCCCACGCAGCATGCGCTTCGCTCGTGCAGCCTCGCCCATGTCATGCGGGTTCAGGCCGAGGGCGCTGTCGATCATCGCCCGGAACATGCCCTTGGAGATCTTCCAGCCGATCGACACATTCTGCTCGTCGACCTTGCCGCCGGCGACGGTAAAGGACTGCCAGAATTTGCGCCGTGCATGCGGGCCGGTGACCACGGTGAATTCGCAGTCCAGCATCCGCACATCGCTGCCCGGGGTCTTGGTGGCCTTCAGCAGCCCGCGGTCGACCTCCCCCTGGCCGTCGATGCCACCCATGCGGATGGCCATGGTGATTTTGACGAAGCTGCCGTCGGGGATGAGGTCCGTGCCGCGCGGAAGCTCGGCATCGTTCATGTCATAGCTCATGGGTCAACCTTTGCTGCTGGGGGTGTTGATCTTGCGGAGGAGGGTGCCGAGATCGGCGGGCTCGGTCTCGTCGAGGCGGCCGGAGCGATCCTTGGCGGGCAAGCCGAAGCTGTTGCCGGATTGGCAGACCAGGCGGCGTTCCGCGCCGCGCTCGGCGTCATGCCGCCAGCCATCGCCCTCGCGGGTGAACAGCGACATGGAGACGACCTGGTCGACGATGCCGGGCAATTCGCGCGCGGCTTTGCCGCCTTCCATCTGTGGCTGCCACGTGGTCTTGCCGAATTCGTCGGTGACCTTTTCCAGGATGCCGACCATGATCGTGGTCTTGCCCGGCGCATGCTGCAGGTGCTTGAGCAGGGCGATGACTTCCCGGGCCAGCAGGCCATAGGCGCCGCGGGTGTCGGGCTTGCCGGTCTTCTCGGAGAAGGCTTCCGGCCGCGTCTTCGCCCATGCCATGGCCTGGCGCGTCAGGTCGGTGATGCTGTCGACGAACACGACCGACTTGCCGGCCAGCAGCTGCGCCAGGTCGGGATAGGACTGGCTGAGATGCAGGTAATGCGCCTCGGAGAAGAAGCCGTTCGGATCCGCGGCTGGGTTCACACCGCCGATCAGGCAGGCGATGTCGATAGCGTCGGCGAAGCTACGGACCGGGATGGAGTCGCCGCGCCAGTCCTGCACGGACTTCAGGCCCGCCTCGAGGTCGATGCAGACGGTGCTGGCTTCCGGCAAGGTCTTCAGCAACGAGGTCTTGCCCGCGCCGGATGGACCGAACAGCGCCATGGTGGTCTTGTTGGCTGCGGCCGACAGTCGCTGATCGGCAGTGACGATCTGGAGCGCCATCACACCGCTCCCGGCTTGAGGGTCAGCTTGAATGTCTGCCGTCCGGTGTGGACGGTGCGCGCAGGCTGGAAGGCCTTGCGGATGCGCTCCGGCCAGGAGGTGTAAGCGCGCTCCGGCACCTTGATCTCGATGATCACGTAATCGCTGAGATTCTCGCCGCCGGCGCGGATCTGCTCGACCAGGGACGCCAAACGCTCCTGGTCCCACTCGACCTTCTTCGGCAGGTCGGCGACGACCTCGACGCCGTCATCGGCGAAGCGGACGGTGCCGGTGTCCTTGCCGGCGCTGCCACGCGCGGCAATGGCGCGCTGTTCGTAGCGCAGCGCGATGGCGGACTCGATCCAGTCCTGCTGCCGCTTTGCTGCCTTCAGGGCTTCACTGGCATCCTCCTGCAACAGCGCCAGATGCTCGGCGGGCAGGGTGACGATCTCGCCGATCGGCATGGTGCGGATGCTGTCCAGGGTTGGTCGATTGGTGAGCGTGGGCATCACGCCTTCTCCTTCGTGCTACGGTCAGGGTTCGATTGGGGACGGATGGGGCTGCGCGGCCGGGCAATGGCGCGATAAGCGAACTGGTCGGGGGCGACCCGCTGCTGCACGAGATGCACGAGGCCTTCGTCCGCGGCCCAGCGGGTACTGCGTGCGACATGCGCGAGTTCAACCCGCTCTGCGGTCGGCAGCGCGCTGACGGCGTAGTTCGTGTCGCAGGCGAGAAAGCCCTGGTGGTAGGTGATGACGTCGCCGGCCTCGGCGCGGCTCAGCCAGGTGCAGAAGTCGCTCTCGCTGACGCGTGGCGTGCTCATCGTGCCACCGCGGGTGTCAGTGATACTGTCGCGCCCGGCACCTGCCGGCAGGTGGCCTCGTAGGCGAGCACATCGGTCCGGCTGTAGATGATCCGGCCGCCGACTTTCAGGAAGGCGGGACCTATGCCGCTATTGCGCCAGCGCTCGAGCGTGCGATGGCTCAGCCCCCATCGGCGCGCAAGCAGCTTCTCGCTGTAATGTTCCGGCTGTTCCATCGATGCCGTCCTGGCTCCATTCGCTGATGGGCCAAGCATCGATCATTCCGGGGTGGGATGTCGTTGAGCTGGAGGGTGGGAAATGCGTGGGTACAGGTGGTGATGAAGGGTGGGACAGTGGGGGACAGAGTGGTACAGGGGTGGGACAGCCCATTTTACGGGCTGCTTGGGATCATCAATTCAGGCGACTTGGATGGTTGCTTCGGCGCGCAGCCAGTGCGGCGAAATACGCGAATTCTTTGCGATGACGGCGATGCTAGCTCCGGGTTAAGGCGATAACGGCCTTTGCCATCCGTCATGACCAATTGCCGCCAGGCCGTCTTGCGCTTGAACAGGTCGACCAACCGCAGCAATGATGAGCCGGCGTCGGCAAGCAGGCGCTTGCCATCACGCCAAGGCTCCTGTGTCTCGGCGGCTTCTTTCAGGATGCGAATCACGGCCGCTTGCTTGGGCCCCAGTGCATGCCATGCCCCGCCGGCGCGCACCGACGTGAAGTCCTCATTGTGCCAGGCGGCTTCGAGTGGCTGCTGGAACCCATGCGCGCGTTCGAACCGATCGCGCTCCTCGCGTGTGATGACGAGATCCTCGCGGCGCACAGTCAGTGAACCGATACGTTCGATCACCTCGACATACGTCTCTGGGTTCGCGGTGCGGAAGGCGCAAACCTGTGCTCTGCCAGCGCGGAAAATCTCCGCGAGGTTCCTGCGCAGCAACGGCTGCGGACCATTCAGCAGAATCCGGCCTTCGGGGATACGGAATGCGTCGTCATTGCAATGCTCCCAGCTTCCTGCCTCGACTGGTAGGTCGATGACGAACACGGAGAGCTGCAGCATCTCGTCGAGGGCGTAATCCTCGAGATCGTTCAATGGGATGGACCAGCGCTGCGCGATCTCCTGGATCCGGAACCAGCGTTTCTCGGGCAACTGCACGGGCCAGTTCCTTTGTCTCTTTACGTCAATGCGCAGAAATGGACGCACTTTGTGGCGTCCCGCGGGCGTTGGTTAATGCACCAAGGCGTAGCGGCGCAGGCGGTATTCGATGAAGGAGGCCGACACCCCGAACCGTTCGGCGAGGTCCTGGAGCAACTCCTCGACCCGGTCCTGGTCGCCGCCGGCGCGTAGCACCGGCTGGTCCCGCCCCGTGTCCACCAACGACAATCGCAAGGCGATCGCGCGACGGACCAGTTCGCGATGCAGCAGGGAACGCGGCGCCAGCAAGGCGCCCATGAACTCGTTGGCGCGGAACTCGCGCCAATCCATTCGGCCGCGGGCGCACCGGGAATCCCAGAAATGTCCTTCATTCGGCGTCACCGCTGCAAAGGCTGGTTGCCCGGCCTGGCGCAGCATGTAGGGACCGTCGAACAGCGCATGGCCGAACTCATGCGCCAGGGTGGACCGGTGCAGGTAATCGCGCCCGGCAATGACGGCGGCATTCAGGCTGATCAGGACGATGCCGGGTAGCGCGGGATCGGCTTCGGTCACCCCCAGTGCCTCCCGGCCGCGGTCATCGCGCACGCTGCGGTCCATATCCCAATGGGTGGATATCGCGGTGCCATTGACCATCACGCTGCCGGCGATCTGGATGAGCCGCTCGAGATTGAGGCACGGCGCCTGGCGGCGTGGCATCAGCTGCTGACGGACCTGTTCGGCAACACCCCAGATCTGCTGTGCCGTGAGCGGGCGCGGCTCCAGGGTTGTGCGATGGTAGGGGTAGGCGACGTTCAGCGGCATCACGTCCTCCCGGTGCGGGTGGTTTGCCGCCGGTAGAAGGCGATGACATGCCCGGCCTGATCACGCAGATCTGGCGGCAAACGGCTGGCCGCGGCGAATAGCTGGTCCGGCGGCAGGCTGAGGGCCTTGGCAAGCGCCGTGACCAGGCGGTCTGGGGGTGGGTTCTCACGGTCGCGCTCAATCCGCGACAAATAGGCGATGGAGATGTCCACCTGCCGGGCCAGTTCGGTGACGGTGATGTCCAGGGTCTTGCGGGTACTGCGAACGAGTTCTCCGAAGGACATACCCCCCTCCTTGGCTTCCTGTGGCATTGCGCGATCCCGTCAGGTGGCGGCGTCCGGATCGGCGATGTTCACTATATGTTCTCATCCTCCGAGAGTCGAGAGGGTTTGGGGAAGAATTCCCAGACAGCCGCCGTGGGGACAATTCCATAAGGTCTGAGGGGCTGGTTGGATGGGTTCCCGTCTGGCACGTGCCCCGCGGGTTTCCGCATGTCCCCGCCCGCTCCCGGCGACGCGGGTATCAGTATTCCCGCGAGCAGATTCGTCGTTAGATTAGGCGCCCGCAGCACAAGACGGGCCCGCCACGACGATGCATTCCCAAGACCTTAGCCGGATGTCCGCTGACACACGGATCGCTGAAATTGCCGCGATCCTGGCCCGTGGTCTCCTCCGCCTGCGGGCCCGGCAGTCAAGGAATTTATCCACAGACCGTGGAGAGAGTTTGGTCGACTTCTCCCCCGACCGAAGCAGTCATGCCGAACCCACGACGCTGAGAATGGTGCGGCAATGACGGACAACGTACTGGCCCAACTGGCGGCACTGAAGCAGATGCCGATGCCCGACTTGAAGAAGCGCTGGCAGCAACTCTTCGAGACGCCGCCGCCCTCCTATAATCGGCGGTTCCTGGAAAGCCGCCTGGCATACCGCATCCAGGAGCTGGCCTATGGCGGCCTGAAGCCCGCGACCATCGCCCGGCTGGAAGCCCTCGGCGAGCAGCTGGCGCGGGAGGGCAAGACAACCAGAAAGAAGACCCGGACAGACCGACGTCCGATCGCCGGCACCCGCCTCCTCCGCGAGTGGCAGGGCGCCGAGCACGTCGTCACCGTGACGCGAGACGGCTACGAGTGGCAGGGGCGGCCGTATCAATCCTTGTCGGCCATCGCGCGCGCCATCACCGGCACGCGCTGGAATGGCTGGGTGTTCTTCGGCCTGAAATCCCGGAGCCAAGCATGAGCCGCCGGACGAAAGCCCCCGACACAATGCCCGCGACGGTGCGTAAGCAGCGCTGCGCTGTTTATACCCGCGTCAGCACGGACGAACAGACCAACCAGGAATACAACTCGCTGCATGCGCAGCGCGATGCGGCGGAGGCCTTCGTTGCCTCCCAGCGTGCCGAAGGCTGGGTCCTGGTCCGCGACCATTATGATGATGGCGGCATCTCCGGTGGCACCTTGGACCGTCCGGCGCTTCAGCGCCTGCTGCGCGACATTGAAGCGGGACTGGTCGATGTTGTGGTGGTCTACAAGATCGACCGGCTCAGCCGTTCCCTGATGGATTTTGCCAAGCTGGTCGCTGTCTTCGACGCCAACAATGTGACGTTCGTGTCCGTCACCCAGTCCTTCAACACCACCACGTCGATGGGCCGGCTGACGCTGAATATTCTGCTCAGCTTCGCCCAGTTCGAACGCGAGGTGATCGGCGAGCGGGTGCGGGACAAGATTGCAGCGTCCCGCGCGCGCGGCATGTGGATGGGCGGACCAGTGCCGTTGGGCTACCGGGTTGAGAACCGCAAGCTGGTGGTGGACGACGCCGGCGCCGCCATCGTCCGGCGGGTATTCGAGGCGTTCGTGGAAATCGGCTCGGCCACCAAGATGCTGCCGGTGTTGGAAGCAGTGGGGGTACGCACCAAGACCGGGCGCCCGTTCGACAAGGGCGCGGTCTACAAGCTGCTGGTGAACCGGGTCTACCTGGGGGAGGCCGTGCACAAGGGCACCAGCTACCCCGGCGAGCACGCCCCGATCGTACCCCGGAATCTGTGGGATCGAGTCCACGCCATCATGCAGGAAAGCCCCCGGGTCCGCGCGAACAAGAACCGTCGCCAGACCCCGGCGCTGCTGAGCGGGCTCCTGTTCGGCGCCGATGGCCGCGCCATGACGCCGACTCACACCCGGAAGGGAGGACGGCTCTATCGCTACTATGTCAGTCAGAGCGTATTGAAGGGGGGCGCCAATGGCGGGTCAGTCTCCCGGTTGCCGGCGGGGGAGATCGAAGGGGTGGTGATGGATCAGGTCCGGATGCTGCTGCGACAGCCGGAGGTTGTAGTGGGCACCTGGCGGGCGGCACGGGCAGAAACCCCAGACGTGACGGAGGCTGAGGTCCGGGAGGCCCTCTGGCAGCTTGGCCCTTTGTGGGACGAACTGTTCCCCGGTGAGCAGGAGCGGATTGTGCGGCTGCTGGTCGATCGGGTGGAGGTCAGCGAGGCGGGGGCGGAGATCCGGCTGAACCTGGGGGGGCTGGCCGGGGTGGCACGGGAAGTCGCCGGGATCACCGCAACAAGCCGGAGGGTAGCGTGATGGAGCAGGACCAGACTCTGACGGTCCTGGTGCCGCTGACCATCCGCAAGCGGGGCGGGCGGAAGGAGGTGGTCACGCCGGACGGCGCGACTCCCTGGGCTAGCCCCGAAGTCCCAGTGAATCGCCCCATCATCAAGGCATTGGCTCGGGCTTTCCGGTGGCGCCGGTTGCTCGAAGACGGGCACTACTCGTCCATCCGCGCGCTGGCAGCCAAGGAGGGCATCGATCGAGCATATGTCGGGCGGGTGCTAAATCTCTCCCTGCTGGCGCCAGATATCGTGGAGTCGATCCTCGATGGCCGAGAACTGGATGGACACAGCTTATTGCGACATTTTGGTCCGGTGGCAGAAATTTGGGCGATGCAGCATATTACCCTTCCGGCTGGGTGAACCGCGAGCCACGCCCTTCCTGTGACGCAACAGATGACATTTGCACCATCTCGGGGCACGATCACGCCTGATGAGAGGCCTCCGACTCTGGTGGGGGCGCTGCCGGAGTTGATCGTCTCCATGTCGCTTGCCCCCGCCCTGCTAGCTGTCGCGACCGATGCGATGACCGTCGCACTTCGCCAAATTGCAGACCGCATCCCGCGGCTCCGCGCTCAGAGCGCCCGAATCTCCGAGCAGGACACAAAACGGATCCTGATCACTCCGGCTGTCACAGCGCTGGGATGGGACATCCTCGACATTGACGAGGTCCGCAATGAGTATCGCCACAACACTGCAGACAATCCGGTTGACTATGCCCTGTTCCTAAACCGATCACCCGTCCTCTTCGTGGAGGCGAAGCCGCTTGGTCACTCCCTCGATGACAGGAAGTGGATAGTCCAGACCATTAACTACGCCAATGCCGCCGGCGTCGATTGGTGCGCGCTGACAAACGGTGCTGAGTGGCGAATCTACAAGGTTCACGCTCAAGTAGAGGCCGACCGCAAGCTTTTCACCACGGTCAAGATCGAGACCTCCGCGCAGTTAGACGACGCTGTACGGGTGCTCAGCCTACTCAGCCGGGACAACATGCGCGTGCGTGCAATCGACCAGCTTTGGGAAGCGTGGCACGTTGACCGTCAAGTGCAGGCAGCGTTGGAACAGACGCTGCAGGACGATGCGTTCGCCAGCCTGATCAGAAAACGTGTGCAGCAGCTCCCCCTGGCTGACATACGCAAGTCTCTACGCCGTGCGAGCATCAATATCAGCTATCCGAATATATTTCGGGACACCACCGCAGCGTCGGGCGACGCGGAGTCGACACCGCAAACACTCTTGCCGGCTATCGCTACCGAGACCCATTCAGCGCCGACGTATACCGCGTTGAACAAAGGCGATGGTGCGAGTGCGCCCAACTCACCGCGTCGGCGACTGCAGTCGACGCAGGACCTCATTGAGCTCGGTCGCTTGAAGGTCGGGGATACGCTCTCACTCCGCGGTCGAGACGACTCCACTGTGCGTGTGCTTGACGGCCGGCACGTCGAATTCAAGGGCGAGCGCATGACTTTCAATGAATGGGGCCAGCGCGTCACCGGTTGGCCCTCAGTCCGCATTTATACCATGGCCTGTTTGCTGGACGGACGGACGCTCGACCAGCTACGCGACAAGTCGGGGGCTGAGAGTGATGAACAGTGAGCAGCAGCATTGGGCGCTGTGCGACGACACGGCCGATTCGTATCCCTTACAAGCATCACGGTAAATAGTCTCATGGCAATCGGAACTATTAGGCAGCTTTGCACGCCCAACTCGGTGGTCACGAGCGACAGTTTGGTCGAGCAGGTCGCGCAGCTAGAGGATCTGGCCAAACGTAAGATTGACGGACGAGAATTTTTTAGACGGAACCACTTTACCTCCGGTCTCGAGCTTCTTGTTCGACGTGGCTTTGATCGCCTCGCGGGGCAATCAGAGGATGGGGCATTTTACCTGACTCAAGCCATGGGCGGCGGCAAGACTCACAGCCTCATCGCATTCGGCTTACTGGCTGGCGACCCGGCACTACGGCGCGAGATTGTCCCTCGAATTTCGAGTGGCAATGAATTCGGGGCGGCAAAAGTAGTGATATTCAACGGGCACCAGAATCCAGAAACGCTTCTTTGGGGATATATCGCCGATCAGCTCGGTAGTTCCAACGTGATGGCTCCATTCTGGCGGAATGGAGCGAAGACTCCTGGGGTTGACGAATGGGTTCAAGTCCTCGGAACGGAGCCGGTGCTTATTCTCCTGGATGAGCTCCCCAGCTACCTACAGATGGCACAAGGCGAGCCCGTGGGCGCTAGCACCCTCGGCGATCTGACTATCGGGGCACTGGAGCGCCTCTTCAATGCGCTACCTCAATGCCCAAGGGCTTGCGTCGTCGTTACCAATCTGAAGGATGATGTCTACCTGGAGGGATCCGGGCAGCTTCGCACGCTCATTGAAAGCTTGACCAAGCACTACGATCGCAACGCGCAGGCGATTACGCCAGTCCAGCAAAACACGGGCGAAGTCTTCGCAATCGTCCGTAAGCGCCTCTTCGATGGTCTGCCGAGTGCCGATCGCATTGACGAGATTGCGCAGGCCTATGTGTCTGCGCTCCAGAAGGCGAAGCGCGTCGACACCATCCCCACGACACCTGAGACTTTCATCGAGCGGATCCGAGACACCTATCCATTCCATCCTTCGATCCGAGATATCGTTGCTCGTTTTGCTGAGAACCGCGGCTATCAGAAGACACGCGCACTGATTCGCCTCATGCGCCTCGCCGTCCGAGGGGCGCTGGCAAGCGACGACAACGTCTTCCTGGTCGGTCTCCAGCACCTCGATTTCAACGACCAGGCGACGCTCGAAGAAATTCGCAAGATCAATGCCGCATATGGTAATGCCATCTCCCGTGACGTAACCGATCGCGGTAACGCTTTGGCCGAGAAGATCGACGCGGCCGACGGCAATGGCACCGCCTCGGCCGTCGCCAAACAACTCTTGATGTCGTCGTTGTCAGCCGCGGAATCTCCGCTGCGTGGCCTGACGGACGGGGAATTGATTGAGACGCTTGTCGATCCGCTGCTCGAGGTATCGGAAATTAAGACCGCGCTGAGCCGCTTGCAGGGGCAGGCCTGGTATCTTTTTCAGGGTATCGACCAGCGTGTCTTCTTCGGTCAGACAGCGAACGTCACCGCAGAAATCACCGAGATCGCAGCGAACATAGCGGAAGAGCAGGTCGACCAAACGCTGCGTGACAAGCTGGGCGACGTATTCAAGCCGCGCACCGGCGTCCTCTACTCGGAAAAGATGGCGATCTTGCCGGCGCTCGATGAAATCAAACCCGAGGACGACCGTCCGACACTGGTGATACTGGAGAGATCTGCGGAAAAACTACCGCAAGACTTTGTAGACTGGTGGAATAACCAAGATCTGCAGAACCGCGTGCTTGTCCTCACAGCTGACCCGAATGCGGTTACGACCCTGCGCCACAGCGCCCGTCGCATGCGCGCCATCGGCAAAGTCGAAGAGCGGATCCGAGCGCAACACGGCCAAGGCTCGCCACAGATGGCGGAGTTGGACGGCGTAAGAGACCGCGAGGCCGCGAACTTCACCAGCGCGCTGAGGGAAACGTTCAAGACTATCGTATTCCCGATCGGCAAGACGCTTCGGCGCGTTGATGATTTTCGTATGGAGTTCGACCGCAACGACTACTCGGGTGAGCAGCAGATCATTGACACCCTGACGAAGCGCGGAAAATTCATTCCAAGCGATCAGTTCGATGCGCAGTTCGAGAACATCCGCCTCGAGGCAGAGGATTTGCTATTTGATGCGGACGCTGTTCAGGCCTCCTCACTCCGCCGCAACGCCGCTGTCCGATCAGGCTGGTTCTGGCTTCCCAAGAGTGGCCTCGATCACCTCATTCGCACGTCCTGCCAGCGTGGTTTCTGGAGGGACAAGGAAGGTTTAGTCGCGAAGCGGTGGGAGCGGATGACCCGTGTTACCGCGCGCCAGGATGATTTCGCCCAGGACCCGCTCGTCACGGGTCGATTTGTACTCAATGTGACACCCGAGGACGCAGACATCGTCTATGTTTCGGAGAGTGGTCCGCCAGATCCCGCCAGTGCCACCAGGCTGGATGGTCGTGTCTACGAAACCCTCGCGCCAGCGGTTTGGTTCCTGGCAGTTGATTCCACGGGCGGCGCCAAAGCCGGTCCGCCTTTTGAGTGGCGGGCATCACTACGAGTGAAACCGGATGTTCGGCGTGTGTCGGGCGGGTATCGTGTGTCGTTGCTCGCCATTCCCCGTGCGGCGGCGATTCGTGTCACCTTTGACGACAGCGATCCTCGCCAAGGGCCCGAGGTGCCGCATGGTGAGATTGAGGCTCCTGCCAATGCCCGTAAGCTGCGGGTGGTAGCGGAGTTGAACGGCCAGTTCAGCGAAGAGCAAACCGCACCACTCACTACTGGCATGGCTGATGACGATCCGACGCCGCATCGTCCAACACTCAAGCCCGATGCCCCAGTGATCATGACGTCCCGCTTCGAACCAAAGGACACGGCGGCTGCTTTCTCGGCCATGGAGCGGCTCGCCAAGATGCTGGATGCGAAGATACTGGGCGGTACCGTTGAACTGAACGGGATGCGATCGGAGGCCGACTTCTTGACGCTCCGCTTGGGCAGGGACGTTCCAGTGTCCGCGATGGCACTGGACCAGAAGGTCAAGGAGTTGGTCACCCTCCTCGCCGCAGATGCCCCGACGGTAAAGCTGCGTCTGGACGGTATTGCCTTTCCGTCGGGGCGGGACCTTATGGACTTCTGCGACGCGGCTAAGGAGGACTTCGATCGCGTTGCCTGGAAGCAGGATGGACCGCCATGAATACGGCCCCAGCAAATTTTGACTGTGCCGACATCTATCAGGAGCACGCCTATCTCGTGCGCCTGACCAAAGGGCGAGAGGCCAAAGCCCAGGTTTTCGAGGTTTTCGGTCGCCTGCCCACGGATCGGGAACCGCAATGGGCACCTGAGACCGTACTACGCTGTGAGACTTCGCGCGACGTGTGGGACGCAGTGGCGCCTGAGGCGCGCGGGGAGTTCAACCGGCGCCTGAAGGCGGAGAAGAAGCCAACTGGCCGCTGGGGCGCAGACGAGACCGCGGTGCAGCGGCTGCTGGGCAAGGAGCTTCTGGTGCTGCTGTGGGCCACGGAGCTGCCCGACGTGCGGCCGGAGGAAATCGGCGTCGCTATCCGGAACTGGCTCGGCCTGAAGCCGGAGGAGCGTTGGTGGCTTTACACCATGACGGCGGCGGGCACCGGGCTGGCGCACCAGGCTGGCATGGGTTGGCGCGGTGCCCTGCGCCAGGCGCTGTGCTTCGGCACGCGGCATGACGCGTTCCATCTGGGCGCCGTCACCGGTCGTGGCACGTTGGAGCCGCGGGTGAACGCGGGTTACGCGCCACCCAAACGCAAGGCGAGCCGGAAGAAGGCCGAAGACACGGGGCTGTTCTTTACCACGCCACTGCCGGCGGAGTGATGAGGGCGGCATGACAGATGTGATCGTCGACCGCGTGGGGGGGAGCTTGCCGGCCTTTGCCCTGAAGGACGCCCCAGCGTTCATCGAGCGCCAGTTCCCTGTCGGGCGCCTCTCGGCGGAAGCGTTTAAAGAGCGGAAGGCCGTTCAATCACAAACCCTCACCGCGCTTGGCTCCTACTGGAAGGGCCGCAAGCCGCTGATCCTGGTGCGGGCCGTGGTGTTCGGCTGTCTGCTGCCTGCAACGGACGACGCCGCCGCCGATCTCGACATCTTCCTGAAGCTCATGGCGATGGATGACGCCGCTTTCGGCCGACGCTTCGACGGCAGCGCGGCAGAGTTCGCGCGGCTTTTTCCGGTCTATGCCGAACTGGTGGCCGAGGCTCTCGGTAGGCGTTTGGTCTGGCGCGACGACCTCTCGTCGGCGGACCGTGCGGCGCGCATCGCCGAGGCCTTCGCCACCTTGCCCTATGCCGAGCGCCTGAAGCACGTGCGGCGGCCAGAGGAGTGCGACGAGGCCGAACTGCTGGAGCCCGTCTGGCCCGCGGTGAACCGGCATCTCGGCACGCGCGCCACCAACGTGGCGCAGTTAATTGAACAGCTCGGTATCGCTCGTTTTGGACAGCGGCCACGACTGGCGGACACGTTCTGCGGCGGCGGCTCCATTCCTTTTGAGGCTGCGCGGATGGGCTGCGACGTCTACGCGTCGGACCTCAACCCCATCGCCGCAATGCTGACTTGGGGAACCTTTCAAATCATCGGCGCCTGTAAGGAAAACCGAGCAGAGATCAAGGCGACGCAGAAGCGCGTGACGACGGCGGTGGAGGCCGAGATCACTCGCTTAGGAATCGAGCATGACAGCGAAGGCAACCGCGTGAAGGCCTTCCTCTACTGCCTGGAAACCCGCTGCCCACGCACAGGCTGGATGGTGCCTATGTCACCGTCTTGGGTGATTTCCAAGACACGCAACGTGGTGGCGAAGCTGGTGCCGGACCGCGCGGCAAAGCGCTACCGCATCGAGATTCATAGTGGCGTGGACGCTGTGGCGATGGCGGAGGCCGAGCATGGAACGGTGCAGGGTGGGCGCCTCATGCATCCGTTGAATCCGGAACGCTCGGGCGTGGAAATTAGGACCATCCGTGGCGACTACCGGGACTCTAATGGCATACCGCGTAACCGGCTGCGGCTGTGGGGGAAACAGGACTTCATCCCCCTCCCGGACGATATCTTCCAGGAACGGCTCTACTGCATACAGTGGATCACGAAGGAGAGCCTCGGCAAAGGCCGGCAAGAGACCTTCTTCCAGACGATAATGCCGGAGGATGAGGTGAGGGAGCGGCAGGTCGAGGCCATCGTGCGAAAGAACCTGACTGCTTGGCAGGAGGCGGGGCTGGTGCCTGACATGCCAATCGAGCCTGGGGACGAGACGACCCGCCTCTTTCGTGAACGAGGCTGGACGCATTGGCATCATTTATTTGGAGCCAGGCATCTGCTGATACTCGCCCTCTTGAAACAATTCCTGCTCCGGTCTGTGATGCCCGCAGAGCTGCTGCTCGGCTTAGCCAAATCTCTCGATTGGGCGAATCGTCTTTGTTATTTTGGAACCGGAGCGTCCAGAGAGTCCATAAGTCACCTCTTCGCCAACCAAGCGCTCAACCCTCTGTTGAATTACGGCGTGAGGCCCTTCTCAGAAGTTAAGTCGATGTTTGAGGACACGCTGGGCACCTCAGCTCCTGTGGCTGTTGTTCCTACGCTCGCGGTCTGTCCAGCCGACATGGCGATGCATGCGTCCGACATTTTTGTTACGGACCCTCCATATGCCGATGCGATTAACTACCATGAAATTACTGAATTCTTCATCGCCTGGCTGCGTGGAAATACACCTCCACCCTTTAATGAATGGATTTGGGATTCGCGGCGAACTTTGGCTATCAAGGGAGTCGGCGAGGAGTTCCGTCGGGATATGGTGGCTGCTTACAGCGCCATGACGCGTCATATGCCGGATAACGGTATGCAGGTGGTGATGTTCACCCATCAGAATGCCGGGGTTTGGGCTGACCTCGCCAGCATCCTCTGGGCCTCTGGACTCTGCGTCTCCGGCGCCTGGAACGTCGTTACTGAAACCGAGAAGCCATCAGGTGTCGGAAACTACGTCCAGGGTACGGTCTGTCTCGTGCTGCGCAAGCGCCTCGGTACCGCCAATGCCCGCCGCATGGAGATCGAGGCGGAGATCGAGGATGCCGTGGCCGCGCAACTCGTGCGCCTCAACGCCCTCGACGATGCCTGGCATGAGCGGGCCCAAGCCGAGACGCTATACACTGATGGCGACCTCACGCTGGCGGCCTACGCCGCCGCGCTGCAGGTTGTCACTGCTTATTCCAGCATCGACCGCCAGCCGCTCGACCGTGACCTCTACCGGAAGCTCGCCAAGGGTGAGCGGACAATGTTGCGGGATCTGGTGGACTACGCCGCACAGGTGGCAAACAGCCTGCTGGTACCGGAAGGCTTTCCGCGTGAGATGTGGCGGGATCTTACAGCCGCTGAGCGATTCTATATCCGCATGTTGGACATGGAAGCGAAGGGCTCGGCCAAAGTCGCGGACTTCCAGAACTTCGCCAAGAGCTTCGCCTTCGGCGACTACGCCGAACTGATGGCCTCCACCACAGCCAATGCCGCCGCCCTCGCTGGCGCCGCGGGCCTAAAGGGCCGCCTGCTGGACGGCGAAGGCTTCGCCGCCACGCCCCTGCGCCAAGTACTGTTCGCCATCTGGAAGACGATGGAGGGGCAGGAGCGCGATCCCAAGCGCGGGGTGACTTTGCTTAAGGCCGAGTACACGACGGATTACTGGCAACGCCGGCAGAAACTGATCGCTTTGGCCAGCTATATCGCGCTCAAGACCGCCCGCACCCGCCCGGACGAAAGTGCCGCCGCGCAGGAATTGGCCGAGGCGCTGAAGCTCGATCGGGTGTAGCCCGTGGCGGTGGAGCGCTTCTCCTCCCGTCGCGAGGCTCTCGGGCCGGTGCTGACCGCCCGGCTGACGGGTGCCACGCGCTACCTCCGTATCGCCGGCTATTTCCGCTCCTCGTTGCTGGAGGTGGTGGGCGAGGCGCTGGAGTCGGTCACCGAAATACGAGTGGTCTGCAACGGCGATCTTGACCCGCATGACGTGAAAGTGGCGCGCGCGGCACGGGATGGCCAGGCCGCCCTGGCGCGCACCCTGGTGTCCTCATGGCAGGCTACCGAGGACGGCCTGGACGTGCTGCTGGCACGCGAACGCTACCGGCGCCTGCACGACTTGCTGGTCTCAGGCCGCCTCAAGGTGCGCGTGGTGCCGCGCGATCAGAACAGCGTGTTCGTGCATGGCAAGGCCGGCGTAATCGAGCACGCGGATGGTTGCGTTTACTCCTTCGTTGGCAGTGTGAACGACAGTGCCTCTGGCTTCCGCCACGCCTATGAAATCCTCTGGGGTGACGAAGACCCTGGTGCTGCTGATTGGGTACGGCAGGAGTTCGAGTATTTTTGGAGCCAAGGCGTGGATCTTCCCGACACTGTCGTGAAGCACGTCGCCGCAATGGCAAGCAGAGTTGAATACCGCTCGATAGAGGGTGCTCGGGATCCTGAGGGGAGCGTACCCCCCGAATCCATCCTCGCCGAACGCCCCATTTACAGGGGCGGGCAGATTCTGCGCCCGTGGCAGAAGCGTTTCGTGCAGACCTGTCTGGAGGATCGGCGGCTGCACGGCTCGGCGCGATACCTCATCGCGGATGACGTCGGGCTGGGAAAGACCCTGTCCATGGCAGCGGCAGCCCTGGTGCTGTCGCTGATGGACGACAAGCCCGTGCTGATCCTGGCTCCAGCTACCCTCATCTGGCAGTGGCAGGAAGAACTTGAGGACAAGCTCGGCATCCCCGCGGCCGTGTGGTCCACGCAGAAGAAGTGCTGGGTCGATGGTGAAAGGCGGCCGCTCACGCAGCGAGGCGATCCGGCACTGGTCGCAAAGTGCCCTTGGCGCGTCGGCATCATGTCTACCGGCCTGATCGTCAATGGCGACGACGAGGGGGAACGAGGGGCCTTGGCCAGGAAGTCGTTCGGCGTGATTGTGCTGGATGAGGCGCACAAGGCGCGCGCCTCGCGTGGGCAGAACGGTCGCGGCTCGCCTGAGCCAAACCAACTTCTTCGCTTCCTGCGTGGTGCTGCAGCCAAGGCCACGAATGTGATTCTCGGCACGGCAACTCCAATTCAACTCGATGCCGTCGAGCTGTGGGATCTGCTGCACGGATTAAGCCAGGGCGCGCCGCATGTGCTCGGCACGCCGGCCGACGGTGGTGAGTGGATGCGAGAGGAAGCCATTCAGTATCTGACTGGCCGGAAAGATTGGCCAAGGAACGACACGAACCGGTGGGCTTTATTCCGCAACCCGCTGCCTCCCGCGGCTGAGCATGCGGTGTTTCGCGATATTCGAAACGATGCCGCCTTGCCCCCGCAAACGGTCCTTGGACCGCGCTTTGACGACCTGAGTTTTGACCTTCGGACAGATTTCCTCGGCGACTTTGACGTGTTGGCAGAGCGTCACAACCCAATCGTGCGCCGCGTGGTCCGTCGAACCAGGCCAATGCTCGAAGAGCGCGGGCTGCTGAAGCCGATCGGCGTGATCGCGCATCCTCGGCCGGACGACGGGCTGCCAGGCTCGTTGTTTAACGACGAGGGGCTGGAAATGAGTCTGGCCTTCAAGACAGCATACGAGGCCGCCGAGGCATTTAGCCGAATCTATGCGCAACGTTGCCCGGGTGCGGGATTTCTCAAGACGATCCTCTTAAGGCGAATTGGCTCGTCGGCGCGGGCCGGTCTCGAGACCGCTCAGCACCTGCTCGGGCGGCTCGACATGCCTTTGGTTCCTGAAGATGAAGTCGGCGACGAGGCTATGCCTGCCTCGGCCATTCCGCCAGATCCACAAGAAATCCAATTCCTGAAGGAGGTTGAGCGGAACCTTGCTGCGGTTGTTTCCGGAGTCGACGTCGATCCGAAAGTTCAGGTAGTCCTGCATTTCTTGCGAGAACGACGCTGGTTGGAAGACAATGGTGCGATCATTTTCAGTCAGTATCTGACTACTGCTGAATGGGTTCTGGAGGCGCTATGCGCTGCCTTCCCAGAGGAGCCAGTTGCCCTTTACGCTGGCGGATCGGCATCGTTCGTTCAGCGTGGTCAGGAGCGTCGAACTGCGGCGCGCGAACAGATAAAGCGGCGGATTCAGGAAGGTGAAATCCGACTGGTCTGTGCGACAGACGCAGCCTGCGAAGGTTTGAACCTTCAGAGGTTGGGGGCTCAGGTCAACATGGATATGCCTTGGAATCCCTCACGCTTGGTGCAACGCAAGGGGCGGGTGCAGCGTATCGGCCAGATCCGCGACACCATCCATGTCCTGAGCCTTCGCTACGCAGGCACCGTTGAGGATCAGGTTTATGCCGAGCTTTCCCGACGCTTCGGCGATATATTCTCTGTGCTTGGCGAACTCCCTGACGCCTTCGAGGATGAATGGATCGCAGCTGTCCAGCGTGATCGATTGGCGGTACAGAATTTTTCCCAACGGATCGAGACGACCAAGCCTCCAATGGAACTGCGATATCTGCGCGACGTTGCCGACGATCAGGGGTTAGATTGGGAATACACGGAGAGGGTCCTCTCTTCCCGGGACATCGACGAGTGGATGAGGCAGGGGTGGTGATCGCGGCTGCAGCCAGTCACTGCACTGATGAGTCGGCCTTGCTGCCTCGACCCATATCGGGGGGCATGGTCCACTCCAACTACCTGGCGAATCGCGCACTGAAAACCGAGATATTCTAAGCACTTCTGTCTGGCTGACGAATTCCCCAAGTCGCCAGGCTCAGAGACTACGCGCTATGAGAGAGCGTTTGCCGAGAACGGCTCCAGTTCCACTTCAGCCAGCGTCGTGGCGAAAGGCGGGGAAAATCAGCCCTTCACGGAGTCAGTTCCGCCCGAGAGAGAGGTTCAGGCGTGATGGAATGGCGTCCCATAGGGGATTCGAACCCCTGTTGCCGCCGTGAGAGGGCGGTGTCCTAGGCCTCTAGACGAATGGGACCAAGCCAGGAACCCGGCTTCTAAGGGAGAAGCGGGCCGGTTTCAAGCGCGCATCCCTGTCGCGGC